TGATGACATAATTAATAAATTACAAGAAGAAACTAATTGGGTGTCTGGTTATGAGGGTGCTCACATTGTAAATGCAAATGAAAAATCATTTGATAATATAGTCAAGGATAGAACTTTTGTAGAATTATATGCGTTTCAAAATACGAAACACGACTATACTTGGATTAATGATAAGTTAGAACCATATGTAGAAATGTTAAATAAACAAGTTTGGAACTTCAATATAAGAGGAGTATCAAAAGATTTAAAAGCATTAAAGTATAGTGGTAGTGATAGATTTGATTGGCACGCGGACTATGATAAAGGAAAAGTATCAACAAATAAACTTACTTGTTTAATTCAGTTATCAGATGAGAGTGAATTTGAGGGTGGAGATTTACATTTTGCATTTGTAAATGATGGAGAGTTTTTCAAAACACCATACAAAAAAGGATATGCATTAATATTTCCATCTATCATTAGTCATATGGTTACTGAATTGACGGCTGGAGAGAGATATATTATGAGAGAAATTATTTCAGGAGAACCTTTCAGATGATAAAGAAAAAAAACTTTCAGTTTGTATTACATAGAGAAAACTTCTTAACATCAAAACAATGTGATGAATTGATAGAAAAGTTTGGACAATCTAACTCACAGAAATCTACTGTCGCAGGGACTTACAAGGGAGATAATTCAGATGTAATAAATGAGGAAGTTAGAAAAGTTCAAGAAATAAGATTAAAAAATGATGTAGTTTTATCAGACGGATTTAAGTTAACAAAAAATATAGTGGTGGCGTGTGAGATGTCTAATCTACTTAATTTTCAATTTGATTTAAAGAAACCATATGAATTAGAGGACATTGTTGTTTTAAGATACGAAGATACTGATAAGTATGATTGGCATTTAGACATAGGTGATTGTTCTACTTCACTAAGAAAGATAACAGCAATAATTCAGTTAAGTGATGAAAATGATTATGAGGGTGGAGATTTTGAATTTAGTATGTCAAACGATAAAGGAGATGATAATTGTTATGGTTCAAGAAAAAAAGGTTCACTAATATTATTTCCATCATACTTAGGACATAGAGTTAGGCCAGTGACGAGTGGAATCAGATACTCAATAGTCACTTGGATTCTTGGAAACTCTTTTAAATAATTTACATTTTAGAAATATAACTCACTATTTATTTATATCTAAGGTTATTCACAATGAAAACAAAAACACTATTTGACCACATAAAACAAATTACAAATGTTCAGAACCAATATTATTGGGAGAACATAACTGATGCAGATAAAAAAACTTGGTCTAATTATATGGTTCATAGATTTCTTTCTATGAAATCGGAGTGGATTGAAGTGGTAAATGAGATTCAAAAATATTGGGAATTAGAACCTAAATCAGTATATCAGTTCTACACAAATATACTACCAAGAGGAAATACATATTTAGGATACACTAAATCTAAGAAGAAATCCAAGATAGAAAAGTGGGCTATGGATATATTATGTGATTACTTTGAAGAAAGTTCAGAAAATATTGAAAAAACGCTTGACATTATGGGTAAAGATGTTGTATATTCTATCGTATCCAAATATGGTGTAGATGAAAAACAACTAAAAAAAATATGGAGTAAATAATGGCGATTAAAGATTCACCTACAAAAGTCTTACAAGACGAAAATGATGATGTCATATCATATATGGAAAACAAATATCCTGAAATGACACAAGAATTTAGACAAATTCAAAAAGAACAATATGAATTATTTCTAAGAAAACAACACGACTACGGACCACAAAATGTGGCGGTTGGTTCATTATTAAAAACAACAGAAGATATTAAATTATCGTTGTTGGGATTGTGGTTTAGAATACAAGATAAAACAGAAAGAATTAAAACACTATTGATGAGAGATGACGGAAACTCAGTAGCAGATGAACCAGTAGTGGATAGTTATAATGATATATCAGTTTATGGAATAATGGCACAAGTGGTGTCAAGAGGTAAATGGGCAAAATAAGTTATAGTCAGTTCGCAATGTGGGACAAATGTCCTTACACTTGGAAAGCAAATTATGTGGATAAAGCAGAAACTTTCAAAGGTAATATTTATACCTTGTTCGGTAGTGCTATTCACGAAACTATTCAAGCATATTTAGTTTGTTATTATGAACGAACAATCAAAGAGGCAGATGAATTGCCACTTCACGATATATTGATTTATCGTATGAAAGAATTGTATAAAGAATCCAAAGAAAGATATGGTGATGAGTTTGAAGTGGACCAAAAAGAAATGATTGAGTTTACTAATGACGGATTTGCTATCATTGATGAGTTCTTGAAAAGAAAAGGTAGTCATTTCAAAAAGAAAGATACTGAGTTAGTCGGTATTGAGATGAACTTGAATTACGAACTACCAAAAGATATGAGATTTGTTGGGTATATGGATGTTGTTCTACACGACAAGAAAACAGGCCGTATGAAAATCATTGACATAAAATCATCTACTATGGGGTGGAACAAATATATGAAAGCAGACAAGAACAAAACTAATCAGTTGTTATTGTATAAACATTTTATGTCAAAACAATTAGAAATATCAGAAGATAAAATAGATGTTGAATATTTAATATTAAAGAGAAGATTATATGAAAATATAATATATCCACAGAAAAGAATTCAGGCGTTCTCGCCAGCGAGTGGAAAACCAAGTGTCAATAAGGTTATGACAAGATTACAAGAGTTTATGGACGAGTGTTATGATGATAAAGGTAAAATCATATCACACGATTATGAAAAATGTGAACCACACAAAAAGTGTAGAATGTGTAAGGATTTAGAATGACAACACCAAGTTTAAGAATTAAAGTAACAGATTTTTTAGCCACAGATTTCGAACAAGAAGTGTTTCAAGAGTTGATGAAACTAAAACAAATAGACTATTTAAATGGAGTATCATTTCCATTATATTTTTGGTATGATAGACAAACAGAAATGGTTGATTTGAAAACTATTGAACCATTTATAAAGTATTGGAAATCATCAGGTGAGTTCAATACTAAATTAATATTGATACCTGAATACACGGACGACCAAAATCATTTCATATTTTACGACATAAGACCAAAGGGTGTAAAACCAACCAATAGGGATTATGCAGAAAATTTTAGATTTGCATACGAATACAACAATCCAAAAGATATTTTAAAGGGATTAGAACATTTCAAAAAAACATATGAGTTCGTTAATAAAGACGAAATCAATCCAGAACCAATCAGAAAACAAAAACGAAACGACTAATGAAGATAGCAATTATCGGAAGTCGAACCTATACCAATAAAACAAAGTTAAAGAATTTTATGTTCCGATTAAAAATGGAACACCCTGGCGTAGAGATTGTTAGTGGTGGTGCCAAAGACGGAGCAGATAAATATGCAAAGAAATTTGCATTAGAGTTCAAAATACCTTATAGTGAGTTTCCACCACAACACCAACCACATAATATGTATTGTGTAATGGAGGCGTATAACTACGGAAAACCATATGGGGTGGGTTATTATCACAAAAGAAATAAAGATATGGTAAAATATTCAGACAAAGTGGTGGCGTTTGTTAAAGACGGAGAGATAACTAACGGAACAAAATCAGCCTTAGAATATTGTGAAAAAATAAATAAAAAATATGTTATTTTAGACTAAACTAACTATTTATATATACATATATACAGAATTATGAAAGAAGAAAAATTAACATCAGTAAAAGTCATTGACGAACTTTATCGTAAGTTTAAAGAGAAATCTATTCGTGATGACTTTTCATTACAAAAATTAGTAAATCGTAGTCTTGATTTATTCGTTCACGACGAGGACTTTGCAAAAACCATAACAAACTACGAAAATTTAGAGGAAAGTGGTTCAAAATATTGAGGTAATATGAAAATTCCAAAACTAAAAGCGGTTACATTAAATTCACTAAGCAATAAGAAAAAAATACTATTATTATCAGACGACCTAAGAATGTCAAGTGGTGTCGGTGTGATGTCAAGAGAAATTGTTACAGGCACACTACGAGAGTTTGATTGGGTTCAAATCGGTGGTGCGATAAAACATCCAGACAAAGGCAAAATATTTGATTTATCAAGTGATTTAAAAGAACAATTTGGAGTTGATGATGCATATTGTAAGATTTATCCAGTTGACGGCTATGGTAATCCAGATTTACTTAGAGAGATTCTTAACATAGAAAAGCCAGACGCTATTATGATTTACACAGACCCAAGATTCTGGATTTGGTTGTATGAAATGGAGCACGAGTTAAGACAAAGTATTCCTATCTTTTATTATAATATTTGGGACGATTTACCTTATCCAAGGTGGAACGAACCTTATTATGAAAGTTGTGATTTGATTATGAATATTTCAAAACAAACACACAACATAGTTCAAAATGTATGTCAGAACAAACCAAGAACCGATTGGGATTCAACCTATATTCCACACGGAATAAACGAAAAATTATTTTTTCCAGTAAAGAATGAAAAAGACAAATTAGAAATGAATAAAATGAAATCTGAATTGTTTAATGGAAAAGATATAGAATTTTGTTTATTTTATAACAACAGAAACATCAGAAGAAAGATGACATCAGATACTATTATGGCATTTAAAACATTTGCTGATAAACTACCAAAAGAACAAAGGGATAAAACGGCATTTGTATTACACACTCAGCCAGTTGATGCGGCAGGAACAGATTTGCCAGCAGTAGTTCAGGAGTTATGTCCAGATTTGAACATAATATTTTCAACCAATAAGTTATCATCAAAACATCTAAACTATTTATACAACATAGCAGATGTAACGATTAATTTGGCATCCAATGAGGGATTTGGATTAGGAACTTGTGAGAGTTTAATGTGTGGAACCCCAATTATTGTTAATGTTACGGGTGGTATGCAAGACCAATGTGGATTTAGATTAAAAGATAAACATTTGACTTACAAAGATTATGGTGAGATTGAATCTCTACACGATTGGAGAAAATGGGAAAACAACAAAGACTTAACTCACGGAGAGTGGGTAAAACCAGTATGGCCA